GGTTGTCGGCCGCCCACTGGCGGAAGTCCCGCAAGTCGTCCTCACCCTCCACCTGGTAGATCGTGACCGGCTGGCTCTTGATGTGAGCGGTGTACTTTCTCATCGTGTCCTCTCTAAAGGCCCGGGGCCGTGAAAAGCCCCGGGCCTTCGCCAGGGGCTAGAAGTGTTCCTGTATCTCCTTGTCGATTTCTTCCAGCTGCTCGCGGAGGATCAAGTCCCTGACGATCGGAGGCCCTGGATGGTTCAGCTGCCTAAGAATCTCCTCCCGTCGCTTCTCCAGCTCCTCGCGGGGCTGGGTCTTCCGGTGTTTTCCGACCATTCATCACCCCCACGGGTCATCGTCCTCGTCCTCCTGCTCGTCTTCCTCGTCGTACTCGTCGTACTCGCCCGGGCCCTCGGGATCGATGTCCAGGTCCGGGTAGGCCCCGGCGTCGAAGTCCCGAATGAAGTTCTGGATCCTGATCGGACTGTCGAAATAGGTCCATTTCCCAGCCGGATCAACCGTCATGGTGCGGGTCANCCCGACGAGAACGGCCTTCACCTCGTCACGGCTGGTCGAGCTGTAGATGTAGTTGGCGATCGGGCAGGAATAGCAGGAGTTCTTCTTACCCTGGATGCCGCGCTTGGCCAGCTCGTGAGGGACGCTCTGCCACGAATGCATCTCCTCGATGACCTGCTCGACCGGCCTAGCCATCCCGCTCCTCTCCCTTGATCACCTCGGCCTTGATCCGGGGAACGTAGTCCTCGGTCTTCTCGATCGGCGGAAGCTCCGTCATTCCGGGAGCAGGCTCGATAGGCGGGTTGGGGTTCTCCATTCCTTCCTCCTAGGCGGCGTAGTAGATGCCCCGCACGATCCGGGAGATCGTGGCGGGGTTGACGTTGTACTGGTCAGCCAGTTCTGCCTGGGTGACCTGTCCGGTCTTCCACAAGGCCCGGATCTGCCTCACCTCGAACGGGCGGAGCTTCTTCCGGTTGTCCGTCTTGTTCTCCAGCTGCTCCACCCGGTCCTCCAGGAAGACCACGTACTGCTGAAGCTCCTCCAGTCGGCCCATCAGCTCACCCACGAGCTTGGCCATCGGGCTGAGTGCCATACACCACCTCCACAAACTTGATGTTGTCCTCGATGGCGACCTGGATGAAGTCGCCGTTGTCCTGCAACAGGACCAGCCAGTCACCGGTGTCCTCGATTTCCATGACACCGCTCGCTGAAATNTCGGTGCCGTCGCGGAAAGCGACAACCACTCGGGCGGGGGGNAACACCACGGGCTGCTGCTCGTCACCCTTGATCAGGAACAGCGGAGGGCTTCCTAGGGACGGGTTCTCGGTATCCATCAAGCATCCTCCTCCAAGTCGAAGTCCTGGAATGCGTTGGGCGCCAAAGCCTTCAGCCGGGCAAGGACCAGCCGAGCGAACTGCTGGATCTGCGCGTCGGCGGCCGGGTCAATCCGGCGGCTGATCACGTCACGCCAGGCCCGCAGATTCCCGGTCACCACCATGTCCACGCCGGTCGCGTTCGGCAGCACCTCGCGTGCCGCCTCCATCGCCTTCTTCCGCGGGTAGCCCAGCTGCATCAGCTTGTCGGCCAGCAGGTCGTACGCCCGGAACGCGGCGCCGGTCGCGTCGTTGAAGGCCTTCCCGATCGTGGTGGTCTCACCGTCCGGCAGCTGGATCTGCGTATCCCACTCCCGCAGCAGGAGTGGGTGGATCACGACATCGAACTCCTGCATACGCACGTACCGCTGCGAGATGACGGAGAAGGACAAGTGCCGGTGCCGAGTGATCTCCGCCAGCAGAGACCGACTAACGCCGGTCACATAGAACGTCGCATTCGCGTGCTCCAGGACCGAGAAGTGGCCCTGGTTGATGATGTTCTCCAGGTAGCCCTTGTTGGTTGCGGTGGCCGGGTTGGGCCGCGACCAGCTCTGGTAGCACAGCCGCCCAGCAAACTCGGACAAGCCGTCCGAGTCGGTGGGCCACTCGGGGTTGACCCGAGAGTTGGGGATGTACCCGGAGACGGACGCCGCTCGGCCCTCATTGAACGAGGTGTGCGCGATGAGATGAACTTGCATGCTTTCCTTTCAGGGGTGAAGGACCAGGCCGGGCCCGAAGGCCCGGCCCGTGTCCCTAGTCAAGATTTCAGTCGCGAAGGAACTGCGGGCTGCACCGCGTCGGGTCGTCCTTGGGTGCCGGGCAGAAGAAGCCCGTCCACGGACGGCCGTTCTTGGATCCCGACCGGAGCACCATCGTCCCGTGCTTGCAGTCGCGGGTCTCACCTCCGTTGCCGGTGTTCCGGGGCGTCGAGCGCGTCTGCGGCGCCGGGTTGTCCTTCGGAGCGACCTCGGCGAACGTCTGCTTGATGTACACGTCCACCTGGGCTGCCACCGAGATCAGGTCCCGCAGGTTGGGGTCCCGGTAGGTGCCCAGTGCGTCGGTCGGGCTGCCGCCCTTGATGACGATCAGCGCCGAGTCGTACCGGTCGTTGGGCTTGTGGCTGATGGTGATGCCAGCAGCCTGCTCGTTGATGTCCTCGCTCACAGTCTTCTTCTCCTTCTTCTCGGTGGTGGGGGTGTCTTCCTGCTGAGGCGTTTCCTCATCCGCGAACGGATCGAACGTCATAACCTTCCTTCCTCACTTAATCGGGCAGGACCCGTTGGCGCACTCCTCATCGACGCCATCCGAAACCTGCTGCTGCCAGTACTCGTACAGCTGGTAGTCCGCCTTTGAGATACGCTCATAAGGCGCCTGCGGGATGCTCTTCTCCGGGAAGACGGTCGCTCCCTTGAGGAGCGGCCCGAACTGACTGATCGCGGTCGCCAGGTCCTCGACGCTGTACCTGTCGGGATCGATGTTGACGGTGAAGCTAACCGCGTTGTCCGCGTACCGCTCCTGGTACATCGCCTGGAAGCGGAGCATCTCCTGGAGCGACAGGTCCGCTGCCGACTGAACGACCTCCTCGGCCTTCTCCTCGCCGTACCGGCTCTCCACCTCGGCCATAAGGATGTCCTTAGTGGGCAGGCTGACGACCGTGGTTGCGGGCGCCGCCCGGTCAGGCTCGACACCGTATCCCTGTCGGCGGTACTCCTCGACGGTCTTCCGCTGCTCGGGGTCCACGTCCGAGAACCTCACCCGCCGGATGAAGTACTTGGCGAAGATCGGGTGGATGCCCTCGCTGACCCCGGGCATCTTGGCGATGGTGCCGGTCGGGGCCACCGTGGTGGTCTTCACCGGGACAGGGATCCGCAGGTCGTGGGCGTACTTGCGGGCCTCGTCCTGGACGTAGAACCGCATCTCGCCCAGCAGGTACGGGAAGTGCGAGTTGGGTGCCTCGGAGTACTTGATACCCATCATCGCCAGGGCGCTAGCCACCCCGAGGTGGCCAACGCCGATCCGCCTGTTCTCGGCGAGCACCTTGGCCTGCTTGGGGTCGGTCACGTCACCATAGGTGGCCCGAATCAAGAACCTGGCCATAAGACGGTGGGCTTTTTCGAGACCCTCCATATCCATGTTCCCGTTGTCCTTGACGAAGGCCGCCAAATTGACATGGCCCAGGTTGCAGTTCTCCCACGGCATCAGCGGGACCTCTCCGCACGGGTTGGTCGCCACCACGCGGCGGGGCTCACCGACATTCGACAGGCTGGAGTTCCAGAACCCTGGCTCCCCGTTGGTCAGCATCCCCTCCGCGATCGCAGCCAGAACAAACGAAGCATCTGGACGACCTGAGTTTACACGAGCAAAGAACTCATCGTCAACCTCTACGGAGATGTTGGTCGTCCAGTGGCCGTCTCCGTGACGCTTGCAGTCGATGAACTTCTCAATCTGAGGGTCCGCCCAGTGCATGATCGACATGCGGGCCGACCGGCGGACGCCGCCGGACACCACGCACTTAGCGATCGCGTGGTCGATGTCCATCGCGGACATCCCGTCAAGCTTACGGCCCAGGCAGGAGTTGAGGACATCCGCAACCTCGTGCAGCATGCGTGCCAGCGGCAGCGGGCCGCTGGCCCGGCCGCCGAAGCTCTTGAGCCGCCAACCCTCGGGGCGGATCCGGGAGACGTCAAATACCCGCTTCCGGTTCTTGGCCTCGCGGAAGTACGTCTGGATCAGGTCAACCAGAGCGGCAGCCCAGCCCTCCCGGCTGTCCTCAACCTCGAAGGCACCAGCCCAGTCGCCGACGTACTCGTCGGACAGAAGGCCCTCGTCCTTCATCTTCTGGTAGTCCGGGTGGGCCGGGTCGCACACGATGTGCACCTCGTACGGAAGCTCCTCCGCCTGACCGTGGGGCCGGTAGCCCGCGACCGCCGGGTAGTGGTCCAGGTACCGGTTCGAGTAGTTGGAGCCCACTCCCCCGCCCTCCATGAGGCGCAGGAACGTAAACTCGAAGTGCTCCCAGGGCAGCTCAGACCAGCCTGCGACATGACAGTTGAACAGGAACTGCCGTCCCTTGACGCCGGACGCCCAGAGGTGCCGTCCGGCGGGGATGATCTTGAAATCGGTGATCATCCGGATCAGGTCCTCGCGCTCGTTGGGCAGCAGGTGGGCATTCGGGACGAGCGCCAGGTTCCCGTCGACGACCCGCACGGCCGTCTCCGGCCAGGTCTCCTTCGTACCGTCCGGCTTGGGTCGGCTGTAGGTGCGGTCGTACACGACCTGCCCTGTGGGTCCGAACTTTACTTCCTTCGTCATACGCTCCTCACTTGTAGATTCCACAGAACGCCTCCAGGTCCTCGGCGCTCCAGTTCTCCAGGCGGGGCTGCTTCTGGTCCGGGAAAAGATCAGGCACAACCCACGCTCGATACATGTCGATCCCCGGCATTCCGTTCAGCCCGGGCGAGAAAATCGAGTCGGTCAGGCCGTCAGACTCCACGGTTACCTCCCGGGTTCGTGCACGGCTGGTCCGCCCAGCCGGGCGGACGCCACCGACCGTTCTTGACGGCCCCCTCAACCTTCTGTAGATCCTCCTCCGCGTACTCGGTGTAGGTGAACCAGATCCGCTTCACCCCGTACTTCTCATAAATGCTCCGGTAGTAGCGGGACAGCGAGCTTTCCGGCTGCTGCTCTCCCTCTTCCAGCGACCAGACGAACCGGACGCCGCCCTCACACTCGATGAAGACATTCTGGAATCGCCGGGACGGGTCCTCATAAGACTCCTCCACCAGGTCAGGGAATCCGAAAGCGAGCGACTGCTGGTACTCGTAGTCGTCTGTGTCGAAGTAGTCGTTCACGCTCATCGGCGGACCCTCCCGGACTCGGTGTTACGGGTGATGCGTCGGGCCTGCTCACCAGAAATGACCGGTCGAGTCCCGGGGCCTTCGGTGTACTCCGCAACCCGGCGCCGGTGAATGCGGTTCATCTCAGCGGTCAGCGCATCGACAGCCCGCGTAAGTTCGATCCGGTGCTTATGGCAGGGCTCTCCGTCGCGGAAGTTGGCAACAAGCACCTGCGCGTACCAGGAGTTGCGCTCCGAAAGCCGCTTCATCCCCAGGAAGAGGTCAATCCGCTCAGTGACCGTCTCGGTGGATGTGCGCTGGAGCTGCAAGATGACGGACTCCGGAAGCTCCCACAACGGGGTCCCGGCCTCCTCCTCGACGCCCGCCAGAGCGTCGTTCTCCAGCATCCTCCGCACCTCGCGAGTGCCGTACCGGTGATTACCGGAGAACAGCTCGTAGTCGTCGCGGTACTTCATCCCGATCTGGTGGCCGATCTCGGTGAGAACCGAGATCCGCAGGCCACGATCAAGCTCGTAAAGCTCCCGGACCTTGGGCTCTGTAAGGTCCAGGATCCGCAGAGCAATTTCCTGCTCGGCGTCGTCTGCGTCGATCACGTCGGCCCACTCGCGGGCCACCCGACGGGCTGCCCGCTTGATGTCGGGCAGCATGTCAACGATGTACTGGTTCTTGTTCACGTGTCCTCTCTCAAGATTCTAGGCAAGCTTAAAGGTTTGCCCGTCCACCACAAACTTTCCGTTGTCGACGTTAACCGGTTGCAGCGAGACGTGGTGCCCGTCGACGCGCACCACGCCAAACCCCTGCTGCCAGTTGGGGGTGGCACCCTTCAGGTACCCAACAAGGTGCTGGTTCAGCATGTGTCCCACCTCAAATCCAGTCAGGGTGTTACCGACACCGTCGTAGCCGACGGTACGAGAGACCACCGCAAGCCGGTGCGTGTGGCCCATGATCACAGACCGGTTGAACCGGATCGCTGCGTTCAGCGCGGTCTTACCGGCCTCCTGTGACATCCGAATACCGCCCTTGTGCCCGTGCGTCATCGTCCAGCCGGGCGTGAAGTCGTAGAAGTCGGGCAGCAGTTCGACGCCGTAGTCATCGAACTTCAGCAGCACGTCCAGATCGAAGGCCCGGGACTCGGCCAGTGCTGGCGCGTACTTCGCCAGATACACCCTGGGGCGTTCGTCATGATTGCCGTACATGACTTTTATCGGGCCGTCATAGACTTCCCGGATCGGCACCCAAAACCTCTGTACCGCATACTCCGCGTCAGCGAACACACTGCCCTTGAATTCTTCCGCCGTGTCCTTGGACCACCGTGACGGCTGGGGGAAGTCCATGAGGTCTCCGATCTGCACCAGCTCGTCGGGCTGGTATTCGCCGACGAACCGGATGAACGACCTCACGAGCCGACGATCCTCGAACGGGAACTGGATGTCACTCGCTACTACGATCCTCTTGCTCACTCAGCTTCCTCTTGATCTCCTCAGCAGCGATGATGTTGAAGATCAGCGCTGCGGCATGGTCAACCTTGCGGCCGTTCTCGTACTCCTCATGGCCCGTCAGCCACTGCATGAAGTGGCGGAAAGCCGACTCCTCGGCGCGGGCAAGCGCCGCCGGGTCCTGGAACTGCTCCCAGTTCCGGTCTTCGTACTTCTCGGCGCCGTACGCCATGTGGAGCGCCAGGCGGGTTAGCATCTGCTGCTCGAAAGGGCANCCCTTGGGGACCAGCAGCTCGAAGCGGGGCTTGCCGGTCGAGGGCTCTCGCATCCCGCCGCCGGGGAAGTACACCCGGTCCTCGGCCTTAGCGTCCTCCAGACTCACTGATCATCCACCTGGCCCAGAACCTGACGGACCCTGATCTGCGCCATCACCGCGTACGCGATCGCGTCGGACAGCGCGGTCAGCGACTCCTCAAGCAGCTCCTCGGGCGACCGAATCTCGAACTGCTGCTGCGTTCCGTCGTCGTACCGGTCCTGGCCCTCAGCCAGGATCCGGCTAGTGGCCCGGGTGATCGAGTCGGCGACCTCCACCGCAAGGTCGGCACTGGTCAGGCCGAGCGGATGTGCGGGAGGCACCC